GCAAGAATGTAAAGGAGTAAATTATGTGTCTACCAAGTAGAAGTCCAAGTCCACCTCCTCCAACTAAAGAGGAAACAGAAGCTAAACTAGAAAGAGAAGCAGAAAAAGATGTAGCTACTGCTGAAAGAAAAGATGCAAGACAAGATGTGCTTGAACAAAATATTACAAGACAAAGAAGAGGTACTGGGAGAAGATCACTCTTAAGAGGCTCAGGTGGTGGCATAGGTTTTTATAACGAGTATCAAGACTAATGCACGAAAAAACTGCTGATATAATGATTCAAAAATATGAGAAGGCTCTTGCCATAAGGCGAGAGTTTGAAGAACTCTATGATGAGATTTTTGAATATTGTTTGCCACAAAGACAAGGGTTTAAAAATTATTCTGCAGGTCAAAGAAGAGATGATAAAATATTTGATGAAACTGCTGTAGTTGGAATACAAGAGTTTGCATCAAGACTTCAATCAGGACTAACTCCTAACTTTGCAAGATGGGCAGACTTTGTTACTGGTCAAGAAGTTCCTGAAGAAGAAAGAGATGATATTAATAATGCACTAGATGAGGTGACAGATTATGTATTCGAAGTATTGCAAACATCAAATTTTGCCCAAGAAATACACGAGTGCTTTATCGACTTGGCTTTGGGTACTGCTGTACTTTGTGTCATGGAAGGTGATGCTGTTAATCCTATTCGTTTTCAATCTATACCTTTGCCTCATGTTGTTTTAGATACTGGACCTGATGGCATGGTAGATCATGTCTATAGAGAACGTATGATGAAAAATGAAGATATTATGATTGCTTATCCTAATGCAGTCTTAAGTTCTAATATGGCAAGTAGAATACAAAATAATCCTGAAGCTAAAACTAAAATACTAGAAGTGTCTTGTAAGCTATATGACAAACCAAATGAAGAAAGATATTCTTATATGGTTATAGATGTAGCTGATAAACAAATGATTATGCAAGAAACTTATGAAGGTGTTGGCTCTAATCCTTTTATAGCATTTAGATGGAGTAAAGCATCAGGTGAAGTTTATGGCAGAGGTCCTGCAGTCAATGCTTTAAGTGCAATTAAAACAACAAACTTAACTATAGAACTTGTATTAGAAAATGCACAGATGGCTATATCAGGTATCTATCAGATAGATGACGATGGTGTCATTAATGTAGATACAATAAATCTTTTGCCCGGAACTGTCATTCCTAAAGCACCCAATACACAAGGACTACAGCCAATTAGAACAGCAGGTTCTTTTGATGTAGCTAATTTAGTTTTAAATGATATGAGAAATAATATTAAACGTGCATTATATAATGATATGTTAGGTGATCCTAATAGAACACCTGCTTCTGCAACAGAGGTAGCAGAAAGAATGGCTGATTTATCAAGAAAGATTGGTTCTGCTTTTGGTAGGCTACAAGCAGAAATGGTACAACCAGTTTTACAAAGAATAGTTTATATTCTTAAGAAACAAGGTCGTATTGAAATGCCAACTGTTAATGGAAGAGAAGTAAAGATACGAAGTGTATCGCCATTAGCACAAGCACAAAGCAATCAAGATATAGTTTCTTTAAATAGATTCTTACAAACAGTTGCTAACTCTTTTGGTCCTGAGATATTAAACATACTTATCTCTTCAGAAGAAACTGCACTATATCTTGCTAAAAAGTTTGGTGTACCTGACACATTAATTCGTGATGCTGATGAAAGGCAACAGCTAATACAGATGGCACAGCAAATGCAACAACAAGGAGGATTACCTGAAAATGCAACCGAAGCACTTGGGGGTTGATGGATTCCCACGAAGCAAAGAAAAAGATAAAATAATATCTCAGAATATACAATCTTTGTTTAAGACACCTACTGGTCAAGAAGTTTTAAAATATTTAAAATCTGTAACTATAGAAGCAGTATCAGGCAGTAATATTTCAGATGCCGAGCTAAGGCACTTGGAAGGGCAACGATATCTGG